TCCCCTTCATCTCCATAAGCATATCCCAAAGTCATAATATCATAAGCCTCATCAAATTTGGTAACATCATCCGCATCATAAGTCACAAACGTATATACCCACTTTTGATTGCCATTCCCATTCCTCACAGATGTTCCTGATATTGGAGTGAATGTGCTAGGAGTATCAAACTGAATGTAATCCTGAATCATACTAGCGATGTTAATCTTGTGAGTACCTGTGCTTCCTGTTGTATTCTTATATGTCAACTGATAGCTATTCTCACTTGATGGACTCGTGAAGTCTCCTTCCCATACCCACACATTCAACGTGTACTTCTCACAAGTGCCTCCTGTGTATGTTAACGGAGTTTCTATATAGTATGGACTTAATGCTCTAATCATTGTATTGTTATATTATCATTGTTTAAACTTATCTTATCAATCAATCCCAAAACCACCTCATCACTCACATAACTCTCCAATCCCAAAATGCCCTCATCAAGAGCATCTGTAAAGAAGTGAGTGGTTGGCAATCCTCTCTGAAATACACTCGTAGCAATCGCATATAGTATGCTCTTCCTTGAAGTGAACTGCCCCTTCTTATTTCTAGGAGCTATCTTCTTTTTAATAGTCCAACCATTGAATGCCATAAAAGGAGGTTTCTTATCAGTATATTTAAACTTGTTATTAGTTACCTTTCGAAGAGACTTTCCTCCTCCTGCTCCCTTTACACCTGCATCAACATACTCCCAATAATCAGTCATTGTGAAGATAATACTATCCCCTTTGACATCTGCCTTCATTACTTTTGACAGGTCTCCTTTATCCTTTTTAAGCCTCTTCAGATTTGCCCTCGCAATACGAATGACATCATCTCCAAGTCTCTCAAGTGACTTCTCTAACATTGGTCAGAGCATAACGAAATCCCCTCCATCGGCATCTCAACATCAAAACTCAAAGACCATCCGTCCATCAGATTCATCCCCTCAAACTCAATCTGTGAGAGGCTAGGATTATCTGAAGCGGTTATATTGTTTTTTCTGTAATCTCTGTTCAAACGTATCCAAATAGAGCTCAAAGCCGATAGGGTTGCATTGTGATTATCTACCTCATTGTCATTGCTCCAAAACTTGTCATTCACATCCTCATTGTTAATGTCTCTCTTGTCAACACACGTGAGTGTAACAGGAAACTTGATTGTTGAGGTTGAAGTGAACTCAGCCGATAGGATGCTCACATTGAAGATAGGGAATATATTGCCCTTCTCCCAATCAAAATCCTCCGGAAGCCTTGATAGTATAGTAGTGATGTAATGGTCAGCCTCAGCCGTTTCCTTGATATGTCTTAGTAGTTGCGTATATGCGTTCATTATAGTTGTGTTGTATTACTTCCCTTCCTTAATATTGCCTCCATTTTCTGCTTATCTAACTTATGAGCTAGGAATGTGTGAAACTCCATTACTCCAATCTCAGTTACTTTGTTAATCTTGAGTATATCTCCATCTGCCAACATATCAAGAGTTGCGTACCAACCCCATTTCTCAAAATAACCTATTGAGTTTTTTTCAGTTCCTCCATTACTAGAGTAGATTTCAGGATATGATTCTTTAATTCCCTCGATAAATCGCAAAAAAAAACCAACATACCCAATACAATATTCATAGGAGCTTGCTTCATTACCTCAGCTCTATCCTTCGTGCCATTGTATGGCTCAATCTCATAGCTTCCAAATGCCATATCCTTTGTAATAGGTCTGAACAACACAGCCATTGTCTTGTGAAGTGTCTCCATACTATTGCCGTACGTGCTCAAATCGATATACTCCCCTGTTGTAATCTCATCCAAGTTAGGGACGAAACCATACTCAACCTGATTCAATACAAATCTATTCTCAAAAGGAACTTCAGTATCTAGAGCTTCTGTTATCTGTGCGTGGATTCCATCAAAATCACTCATTGAAATGTTATCCAAGTCTCTGAATTTAATCTCTGTGAATATAGATATGTATCTCTTGATAAATGCTAACTCATCAAGACTTTCTCTCTTCGCATTAAGCACATCCAACTTCTGAGCTTGCTCCAATGTTATGTCTGCAATGTTCTCAGGAAGCTGTATCTTTAATGTGTCTCTCATACTATTAAAACGTATTTTTTAAGATTATGTTACTTTACCTCAAATGTTAAAGTTTTGTTAAAATTATTAAAAGATAGTTGGAGAAGTCAAAAACATTCGTATCTTTGTTCAAAACTAAAACCAAATATTATGAAATTCAGAGGATTAATAGGAAAACTACTAAACAGAACGGAGAACGGATTTGAATACAATACATCTCTAATATTCGGAACTGAGGACAACTTTGGAACTTACTCGGTTATGTCATTTAAAAATGAAGAGCGCAAGGAAGTGAGGTTAGCAAACGGAAAGACTTACAACTACAGCTACATACAAATTGTAGATAACAAACTAAATGTATCTAGATACAGATTTGATGCAGATGCTGAGAAGGTTGTTAAGATAGTTAACAAGGACATAAAAGAAAAAGGCTTACAATTCCAAGAGCAAGAAAAATAACAAACAGGGGAGTAGTTAGCTCCCCTTTACTTTTACCTAATCTCAATCTTTCCTCTGCTTCCTAGAGCATACAATGCTACGTATCTGAGTGCATCCAAGCTATGATTGAACATATCACAAAATAGATTTGCGCCCTTATTCGTGTAGACGTAGTTATTAAGCTCATTGGCTAGGTTGCTACTCTCAGGGTCAACAATCAATTTGTAGTCTTGTAGTAAAGCAACACCGGCTTCAATACTCCCTGCTCCCTTCTTTGCTCCCACTACATTGCAACCCATCCTTCTTATCTCATTGATGATTCCTGCTGATGCTGAGTCTCCTATGATGAGGTTTCTCCCTGCCACATTCATATTGATTTTGGCAATCTCTGAGTTGGTCAATCCGCTCATAAACAACTCCTCCTTCACGTAGATAACCTTCCTCTTCTTGTCTATTGCTACACCTACTAATGTTGTTGGGTCTCTGAATCCGTAATCTTGTCCGTAGATAACCTGAAGACCATCAGGATTGAACTGACCGAACTCCCAATTCGTATAAACAATACCCTCTGCCTTAGATAACCAACCACCCATAATAACGTGATTATACTTCTCAGGATTGTCCTGCTTCATATCCTCAAAGTATTTTAAGGTCTCCTCAGGCACGAACTCCAAACAATCATAATAGGACGTGTGAATGTAGCAAACGTTCTCGTGTACCCCATTAAAACCCTCTGAAATGCCTTTGGCTTGAAAGTACTTCTTGTAGATGAAATGCTCCTTTGTAGTTGGATTCAATATCAGTACCTTCACATTAGGCTCATCTGAATGAACTCCATTCCCTCGAATAGATAGTGAGATTTTATCGAAGATAGCCTCATCAATCATCTCCTCTGCCTCATCGAGAATGAGCATTGAGAAGTCACTCAATCCTTTCAAGGAAGCTGTTTGTTGGCCACTTCCAACCTTTAAGCCCTTGAATACTATCTTCCCTTTATTGACTTTTGATTCAATCCTATTCTGTTGCATATCAAATGAGCCTTGAAGCTGCATCATCTCAATCCTGTCTTCAACTTCAGCATATACTGAATCCTTTAAGGAAGCATTCGTGAATCGTGAATACATTATCCTATGCCCTTTTTGAAGCACTGCAGTGAGAGCACTCAATGATGTTGCGAATGTCTTCTGTGAGAAACGCCCTCCTGTTATGATGTATGTATCAACTCCATCAGGTCTGTTGAACAGGGGAGCATACTTATCTGAAATGTTTACATTCATACTTCTTCGTGGTCAATGTCTGTTGCTGATGTGAAGTTGATTGTTGGGATTGTAATGCTATTCCCTTCTGAAGTGATATCAACTGCCAACGTTGGTTTTCCAATCGTGTACTCTAAATAGAGTTTAGTTGCCTGTGTATCTCCTTTTAAAGCGTTCTGCTGAAGCTTCTGAAAGACTGCAATGAAATCCTTCTCTGTGGTTGCTTGTGTCACTAGAGCTCTGTATGGGCTTTTGCGCTTATCAATGCCTGTGGTCTTTGTGGAATTACCTCCGTTATTTCTTCTCTTATCCATATTCAATCTAAATCAACTATTGTATCTATTAAATAAACGTATAAAGACTTGTTATTGTTACAAATAAGAAAAGACCTCCTATTGACGTTATAAGGTGTTGTAGAACAAAAATTATTCGTACTTTTTTCTTAACAACCTAACTTCATTTATCAAAGATATTACCACATCCTTCCATACCTTGTTAAAAATGTGCTTATCCACCATTCCGTTTACATTTTCCTCTAAATTTTTTAATGTTTCTTCATTTAATTCCATAATTTTTATTTTTATTTAAGTTAATATCTTATTACTTCTAGTAGGTTGTCTCTTAACGTAAAAGTATGCTTTTTTGTTACTTCTTATTATAGTATATTATATATAATAGTAATACTAATGGTACTATAAAGAATGATGATATACTTATAAGGAAGTAGAACAGGCATAATGATACGAGTGCTAGTTGGTGCTTATTTTTCATAGTTTAGGTTTAAAGCCCTACATTTCTGCAAGGCTATTGTTTCGGTTAATTAAGTCTCTAACAAGTGCACAGGTCTCATACTCTTCTACCCATTCGAAATAGAGCCTTGCTCTGTCTAGGAGCACGTTTGGCTCATCATCATCACTAAATAGGTATTCTTCTGTCTCTTCGTATATTGCGAGTACTAATGGCGTTAATTTGTCTGTTCCTTCAGCTAGGGTGTGGGATAGTACCCTTCTGTAAAATATATCATACTCTGCTATCAGCTCTTCTTGAAATAACCCCTCCAGTAAGCAGGAAGGGTCTTCAATGTATATCTCCGGTACGTTATTCAACATCTTCGAATTGTGTTGGCTCATCTACTTCATCAGGTGTCAATGCCTTAACTATCATCTCTTGATTATGAGCTAAATTGCTGACTAAGATATGTAAATTGTCGAGCCTCGTCTCTAGTTCCGCCACCCTC